TTGTAATTAAGAATAAGAAATACTATTTCTATTCTATTACCTGGGTCGATATCACGGGTGACAGCGGGCACGCCACAGCTGAAGACTTTGGTAAGTTTAAACCTAGTGTAATGGTTACTCAGGCATATCTTTTTAGTAAGGACAAAAAGAATATTAAAACCTTTGCATCTTATGAAGAAGGTGATGAGTTATTTTCTGATAGAAATGTTTTTCCAAAAGGGTGTATAATTAAAATGGAAAAAATTAATATATGAAAGTACTAAGAGCTAACAATCCTAAACTAGGTACTACACCTATTGTTGTAGCACTATCTGATTTATCCAATTTAAAATTAAGAGATCATTATGATCCTGAAACCATGAATGGTAGAACTAAAAGATATACAAGTTATTTAAAAGATTCATTTGACAAATATGGTATAAATGATCCAATACACATTACAAAAGTAAATAATGGTAAATGTAAACCTTACATCAAAGTACCTAAAGGTGGCAACAGATGTCACTGGGCTAAAGCTAATGGCTATACACATATAGAAGCCTACGAAGTATGAAAAAGAATCCAACACTAACTAAGAACATGCCTCATGTTAAACTTAATGAAATACCACCACTTAAAGGACCAGATCCACAAGGAATTAAAACACCTTTCAAACCTAAAAGATTTAAAACTATCCTTACTGTTTCAAAGCAAAAGATTTAATTTATTGTTTCTGTATTTTCTGGTAACTCAGTTGATTCTTCTGTTATGTCTTGTGCTGTTCCTTCTATAATATCTTTGTGATCTTTTAAGATATCTTTCATTCTAGATTCTAATTCTTGTTCTGATAGGTTATCTATATTGCCAGTCATAATTAACTTCTGATCTACATACAATCCGCCGGCCTTACCTCGCGCTACCTCAGCATTAGTTGCTGCACTCCAAGCACCTTTAGCTCTAGCGTCATCTCTAATTTTTGCAAGCTCAGTAATGTGTCTCTCAAATGAGATTCCGTATTTCTCCTGGACCTCAGCTCTTAACTCACCTATATATCTAACTACTAATGGAGATTTTTTTGGATTCCTTAACTCTGATGCAGCTTGTCTGGGACGCGTTTTGTACCCTGCTTGATATGCTGCTTCAGATGCTGACATTCTGCCTTCGTTATATACTAATAACTCTGCAAACTTTATTTGTCGTTCTGTTAATTTGGCTGGTACTCCCATAACTTGACTTATATCGTAAGTTAACGTACAAGTCAATCAGATGAGAATCATTCTAATATGCTTATTAATATTAGTTTCAGGGTGTGTAAGAGATTTTGATTTCAACCCTTGGACTACAGTTTTAAAACAAATACACAAGGCTTCGTACGATGAAAAAAGAGTCAGACCTCTGGAAACTTTTAAAGAAAAATACCCCCGAAATTAGGTGGACAAGACTAGAATCTTGGGCCTCCTTTGGTACACCAGATCTGTTGGGATACCACGATACTTGCGGTTTTTTCATGGTTGAGCTCAAGCTAATTCATGACAACAAAATACGTTTTTCACCCCACCAAATACTGTTTCATTCTACTATGACAAAGCGTAATTTTATTTTGGTTGGACAAAGCCCTAAGGGCTCTCCTCGATCCGTAAAACTTTATGGATCATCCTCGATCCTCGGGCTGCTTGAGGACTACAGAGAAGTCCCGCCTGTGGCCCAAGATGACTGGGGTCACATCAACGCTTGCTTGCTCGCGAACCGGTCTTAGGTTTCCGCTTGTTGGCTTGCTCGCGCTCTTGCTTGTTGGCTTGCTCGCGCTCGCTCGCCTCAAAGTCCCGGCGCTGCTTTGCCAGCGCTTTGTAATATGAGGGATGTTTCCAATCCATTAGTGCTTGCCATAGCTAACGTTTGGAATTGATCGGTCCCAACATTGTCGACAGCTGCCGCAGCTGTTATTTTGTTTGGGAGCCGGACAGGACGCCTGGCCCTGCCCGCTTGTCACGGTAGAGGTCCACGGCCAGAAAGTAACTGGCGCCTGGTCTACCATGTGAGAAGACATTCTAATGATTAAATTTTTTGGAACTGTAGCCGGGTCAATATCTTTTAAGAATTGAGCCTCGCGCGTTGGCATCCAGTGCTGCGTCTCCGGCGTTAGCTCGCACACTCTGAAGATCTTTTGAAGGTGGACGGCGTCCTGGATATCTCCGGCATCGTGCCATCTAAAATATTTCTGTCTTATGATTTGCGCAACCATTGCCGCGATCCATCGCTGGTCTTTTAACGCTTCGAGTCTCACGTATTGCGCAGCTTTAATAGCTTTGTATCTTGTGTAATTTCCTTTTAATGCATAACAGCTGGCACAGACAGAGCCTGGAATCTTCCGCAGCTTCGCGCCCGTCTTACACTCCCACGCTGGCAGGCTGTAACTTAGGCCTGGCATTTTTGAGGTTCTTGTTAAGCTTCCAGTAATTTTTTTTGCTTCCTTCACTGGTAAACTAATTTTTATTGCGTCTTGTATTTTCATTTCTCGCTCCTTTGTTTACTCTTATATAATCCCATACTGTACAATTGTCAATAGTTTTTTTTTCTTGACAACTACATATTCTTGTTTACGGGCGGGCCCACCCGCTCGCTCGCTGGCTCGCTCGCTCTCTATCATTTTAATTTTTTTACTGATCCCAGGTCTTACCGTGTTTTTTCCAGACAATTAAATGTCATCAATAAGACCAGGGATCAGTAGGTGATTGTGGACTGTTCAACCTCCGTCAGTTTGAGTTGTCTCAGAGTACCCTGGAGTACCAGCTACCCACACAGTTCCTACACTATTTCCCGACCAGTTCGTTCCCGGTTGTGAACTGATCCCAGGTCTAACAGCTACTGTCTAGCAGTATGCCCCTCGTACGTCGGTTGTTAGACCAGGGATCAGCACCGGCCCACTGGCTATCTTCCAGGGCCGGTACAGACTATATATCCAGATAGTTTTGATCAGTTTCGAGACTATCAACTCGACTGCTTTGTTAGGGTCAAGCGTAACCCATTCTTTAATTATTAATCGCTTGAATTAAAAAATATAATTCAACAACTATAAATAGTTCCAACACTATGCTACTTCCATCTCTTTTGTTAAAAGTAAAGGACTCTCATATTTTAAAATAGAATATGTTCTGTCTTTTCTTTTATTTATTAATTTATATCCTTGCAACATATCAACAGCTTTGTCATAATTATCTGTGCAATCTTCAACATGATAATTATTTTCTGTATGTTGGTATTGTGTTTCTTCTATTATTAAGTACATCATTTTTTGCTCCTTGGTTATATATACTATTAGATTATCCCATAACAATAGTCAAGTCAAATAAATAATTAATTTTTATTCAACCTACACGCGAACCCCATATTCCTGTGCGCGGGCGGGCCCACCCCAGAAGAATAAAAAAAATAAAAATAAAGATTGACATAATTTCCGAGGTATGGTAGAAAATCCCATAACTTAACAAAGGAGTGAGAATGAGTAAAACAATGACTAAATATCAACTTGACCATTTTAGGGATAAGGTGAAAAGGCAGTTTAACCCAATGATTGAAGAGCAAGAATTATTGGTTAAACAATTTAAAACAGAAGCAACTGACAAAGCTGTTGCCAAGCTATCTAAAAAAATTGGTGCAGAAAAAATAATCAATAAATTTAGAGAAGCAGAAAAAATGTTAGAAGACGCGAGAGCAACTGCACTAACATTTTTTGAAAAAAAGAAGCCGAAGGGTGAAGAGCTTAACTATGCTTTTAAACCTTCAAGATACAATGATGATAAACTTACTCTCGTTGATTGCGAAGACCAGTTAAGAAGCTGGGCACAAACACTCGCAGAGCGCGAGATTGAGAGAAGACCAGAGGGCGCTAAACTCAAACAACTTAAAGACCTTAAAACAAAAGCTCTTGATGTTGTTATGGAAAGTGGAACCCCTGACACTCTTGCAATAGCTTTAAATGAAGTAAGTAAAAAAATTGGCTTAACTTGGAACACTGATGTTCAGGCGCTTCCAAACTTTAAACAGGCCAGTTAATTTAAAGGTTGACTTATGGGATAATCTATAATAGATTATCCCATAACAAAGGAGTGAGAATGAAAAAAATGAAATACGGACAGACAGGCATAATAAGTTTTTATGCAAAGAAATATAAAAAGTTTATTTCGCGTTGTTATGTTTGGGATGAGAAGTGTAAGATTACTGATAATTATATTATCTTTTATGACACTTCAAACCGCGGTTATAGGTGCGCGAATAAACCAGTAAGAATGACTTTCAATGAGAGGAGGGTTGCATAATGATAACACAGATAATATTAAGATTTGAAGATTTACCAGAAAAAGACAGAACTGAAATCTGTCATTGTTTATTGAGTAAAGACTATCAATCAGAATATAAATACAAAGTATTCTACAAACAAGGTGGAATAAATAAACCAATGATTGAAGTAAAAAAGGGTTGACAGATTATGAGTGAATGTAAGAAATACTTTAGACAAAAAAAGGGCGCTTGGATTTGGATTTATGACCATGAAACTAGGCGCAATAAAAAGATATGTTTGCAAGATTTATTGGATAAGATTAATCATTCATTAAGGATTGAGAATAAAACATATTTTGCGACTCAATATGATAGGGATATTTTTAAACAAGATTGTAATTAATGCTTGACACATTAATATAATTAATGTTATAAAGTCCCATAACAATAAAGGAGTGAGAATGAAAATAAACTATAACAATAAAGACTACATAATACCAAAGCCATTTACTAATTGTTTTTTTGGTAAGGAACCAACTAAAATGATGACTATTCACAATCGTTTTAGTGATGAAACATTTACTCAATCTTGCAAGCTACCAGCATTTGCAGTAGCTATCTATGACACAATCATTAGTGCAGAAGCTAGTGAGGATTATGACCTAATGCAAAAAGGTTTAGATTGGTTTAGCAGAAACTTTACTAAAGAATATATGGTACTATTAGACTAATACAATTCAATAGTGTATGCGCTTGGCGCATACACTATCCCACAATATCCCATGCAATAATTGCATAGCTCACCGATATTCCTGTTCGCGGGCGGGCCCACCCCAGAGGGGTCCCTAGGCGTTTGCCTTATTCCTGTTTACGGGCGGGCCCACCCCACTTTTTTCGTAGGAGTCACAAAATAATTTAGTATATAAGGTTGGATTTAGACTTAAACGTGCTATAAAATGCAAATGAGAATAAAAGGGTGTCAAAAAATATTATAAAAAAATTTTACAAAAAATTTTTATGGATGAAGAAAAATTAAACAGGCTACCACCTGATGTCAAAAAACAATTTTTAAAGCTTGCATTAAAGTTATCTGAAAAAAAAACCAAATCAAAAGTACATGACGATTTTCTTTCTTTTGTAAAACATGTTTGGCCTGAATTCATAGAAGGAAAACATCACAAAAAAATTTCAGAAAAATTTAACCTTCTGGCAACGGGCAAAATAAAAAGATTAATTATTAATATGCCGCCTAGGCATACTAAGTCAGAATTTGCGTCTTACCTCTTACCCTCTTGGATGGTAGGACGTAAACCTGATCTTAAAATTATTCAGACAACCCACACAACGGAACTCGCGATCCGCTTTGGTCGTAAAGCTAAAACTCTCATGGACTCCCCGGAATACAAACAAGTGTTTGACACAAGACTCAGAGAAGATTCGCAAGCCGCGGGTAAATGGGAAACAGAACAAGGTGGTGAATACTACGCAGCTGGTGTTGGCTCGGCGATAACGGGTCGTGGAGCGGATCTACTTATCATTGATGACCCACATTCTGAGCAAGATGCTTTGAACATGACGGCAATGGAAAGAGCTTATGAATGGTATACATCAGGTCCACGTCAGCGTTTACAACCAGGTGGAGCGATAGTCGTGGTTATGACTAGATGGAATATGAAAGATCTAACTGGTATGTTATTAAAATCACAAAAAGAATTAAAATCAGATCAATGGCACGTCATTGAGTTTCCAGCAATACTACCAAGTGATAAACCTGTATGGCCAGAGTATTGGAAGTTAGAGGAACTCGAATCGGTAAAGGCATCTTTATCAGTTGGTAAAGGGAATGCACAGTGGATGCAAAACCCAACATCTGAAGAAGGTAGTTTAATTAAACGTGAGTGGTGGAAAGTTTGGGATAAACCTCATATCCCACCGCTTGAGCATAT